CCAGGCTTACAATCAGGAGCTTCTGACGGTGATGTTTTAACATTTAACTCTGGAACTGGTAATATTACACTTCAAGCTGCTGGCGGCGGCGGTGCTTCAGACTTAAATGGCTTAAGTGACTGTTTAGTTGACGGAACATCAGTGTATGTCGCTGAAGTTCCTGCTGGTTTAAGTGGTAATCCAGGTAGTAATACAATATTTGGAATAGATGCTGCTAATTCTTTAACAACTGGTGGATCAAATACGTATATTGGTCGTGAAGCTGGTAAAAATGCTACTACACAAACCTTTAATACAGCTGTAGGTCTCGGCGCATTAACAGCTGGAGGTAGCACTAGTAGTAGTGAAACTACTGCAGTAGGTGCATCCGCTGGAAGTGGGTCAACAGGAGGTAATAACGCCTTTTTTGGAAAAAGCGCAGGACAAGTTTCAGGCAGTGCTTCTAGAAACACTTATTTAGGATATAAAGCTGGTATGTTTAATTCTTTTAGTGATTCTGTAGCTGTTGGTTATTTTACACTTCTACAGAATTCTCAACAATCTGTTGCAGTTGGTAAGTCAGCTGGATTTAACGCACAGGCAACTGGGCATATTTCAATAGGTTTCAATGCTGGCTACTCAAATACTTCTGCTACTAAAAACACAAATTTAGGTTTTGAAGCTGGTTTTTCAACTACTACCAATGGATCTAGAACAATGATTGGCTACCAAGCTGGAAAATATAATACATTAGATAGTAATGTCTTTGTAGGTGATTTAGCTGGTAGAGGTAATGTAAATGGTTACGCAGGTCAACAAAATGTAGCAATAGGATCTGGAGCTTTAGCAAATGCTACTGGTGGAAATTATAACGTAGTAATAGGAATGGCAGCTGGAGACGGTATGACCAATGCAGAGTGGAATACTGTAATTGGTAGAACAGCTGCTGGTTCACTAACAACTGGAGATAAGAATATCGTTATTGGAATGAATTCTAATGTTAATGGTTCTAATGCAGAAAACCAAATTGTAATAGGAACACAAGCGACTGGAGGCGCAGATAATTCTATTACTTTGGGTAATGCAAATAATAATTTACTTAGAATACCAGGTCTTGGATCCACAGACGGTCATGTGCTTACATATGAAGCTGCTTCAGGTGGTATTGTATTAAAAGCTGCTGGCGGTGGTGGTGCTACGAGCTTGAATGGTTTGAGTGATGCAGTTGTAAACACAACTACAAATTCATCATATTTAGTTGATGTAACGAATAAAGCTAATTCATCAAATATTAGAAATACTGTTTTTGGTCAAAATTGTTTTACTTCAAACACGGGTGGGCAACAAAATGTTGCTATGGGAGTTTATTGCTATCATTCCTCAAGTAGTGGTAGTTTTAGCGTTGCAATAGGACACGGAGCGTTAGGTGGTGCAACTGGTAGTCAAGGAAGTGCAAACGTCGCTATTGGTGCAAGTGCTTTAGGAAATTCACAATATGCAGGAGGACATCAAGAAACAGTAGGAATTGGAAGGAGTGCTGGTCAATATTATGACGGAAACGGAAGTGTTATAATCGGAAACAGTGCTGCACAAGGTCAATTTAGTTCAAGAATCACTGGTAATAATATAATTGTTTTAGGAGATAACGCATCAACTTCGGCTAACAATGTTAGTAATGAAATAACACTTGGAAATTCAAGTATAGCAACTTTACGATGTGCAGTTACTTCTATAACATCTTTGTCAGATGAAAGAGATAAATCAGAAATAGAAGATTTAAGTTATGGTTTAGCATTTATTGATGCTTTACAACCAAGAGAGTTTGTTTGGGATAATAGACCAGAAATAAGAATAGAAACTGATGACGAAGGGAACGAAACAGAAGTAGAATTTTATTCAGCTAACAAAGGTAAAAAAGACTTTGGTTTTATAGCACAAGAAGTTAGAGAGTTAGACAATGATACTTTAAGATTGGTTTATTCTGAAAATGAAGAAAAACTTGAAATGAGTTATGGAAAACTTGTTCCGATATTAGTAAAAGCAATACAAGAATTAAAAGAAGAAGTAGAAATTTTAAAATCACAAAATAATTAAAAAATGTACAAAAACGTAATTACATCAGAAAACACACCAGACAGTCACAAAGATGTTATTGTAGGTCAAGTAGATGGTCAATTGGCAGAAGCTGCAGATTCAGAGACTACAGAAGAAAAGCTACAATGTCTAAAAGATCACTTTCTTTGGTTATTAGCAAACGACTTTTATAAAGACGAGTGTAGCGCTGAGCAAGTAAGTGGTATGGAATCGTATTTGCCTGCTGATTATGCAGATGCATACGAAGATCTACCTGAATAGTAGATTTACTAAAACATGGGTAACTATATAACTATAAAACAATTAACTTAAATTAAATCAAATGGCAAAAATTAAAGAAGAACAATTAGAAACAATTGTAAAACACCAAGAAGAATTAACAGCGATATTAAACAATATCGGTGCTCTAGAAACACAGAAACACGCTTTACTACATAAAGTAGCTGATGTTAACGAAAGCTTAGAAAAAGAAAAGCAGGAGTTAGAAAAAGAGTACGGAAAAATATCTGTTGATTTAAAAACAGGTGAGTACACCGAAATTAAAGAAGAAGAGGATACTCTAGAAGTAGTTGAGTAATGGACTCTGTTATAAGAAAAATCAGTATTGGTTCTGATTATAAAAATGAAGCTATGCATTATTCTGTTGGCCAGCAAGTTTATGGTGGTCACGAAATAGCTTATATTTTATTTCAAGAAACCGATGGTTCTTATAATATCCATATAAAGAAAAACAACGAGGTATTGCCATGGAAGAAGTTCAATTCTAACATGGCTATATCTGTTGAGTATGATTTAGAATACTAATGAATAGCCTTTACGACTTTATAGTAAAGCCAGTTGGTGATAAGTACACAAACACAATAAAAGTTGGTGATAAAGACTTAGTTGTTAATACTAAAATTGAAAACTGGAAGTTTGTAAATAGATTAGCTGAAGTTACTCAAGTACCTTTAGCTTTCAATAGCGGCATAAGCGTGGGTGATAAAGTTATTATACATCAAAATGTATTTAGAACTTTCTACGATATGAAAGGCAATAAAAAGAAAAGTAGATCGTTTTTAAAAGACGAATCTCATTTATGTTCTTTAGAACAAATATATTTATATAAAAACCAAGATGGTTGGAACACTGTTGGCGATAGATGTTTTATAACGCCTATCAAAAGCAATGATCCTCTAACGCCTGATAAAGAGCGTAGCCTTGTTGGTATATTAAAATATGGTAATAAGTCTTTAGAAGATCTAAAAATAAACCCAGGCGATGTTGTAGGTTATAAACCAAACGGCGAATGGGAGTTTTTAGTTGAAGGTAAAAGACTTTATTGTATGAAATCTAATGATATTGTAATTAAGTATGAATACCAAGGAAACGAAGAAGAATATAATCCAAGCTGGGCGCAAGGCGGTTGAAGAGCTAATTAAAGTAGCTAAAGAACCAATTGTAGATTCAGATGATGATATCTCTGCGGATAGACTTAAAAACGCTGCAGCTACAAAAAAACTTGCTATATTCGATGCTTTTGAAATATTAACTAGAATAGAGAACGAACAAGAGTTACTAGAAGACAAACCTAGAGAAGTTAAGAAAGAAAAAACTTTTAGAGGATTTGCAGAAGGGAGGTCTAAATAATGTACGAACAAACATTATATAAAGTATTAGATGATCATATAAAACCACATACTATAGCTAAAATAAATAAAGCTAAAAAGTGGGAGTATGGATACAATGAAGATTACGATATTATTGTTATTAGCAAGACTGGTGAAATAGGTGAAATATATGAAATACAAAACCTTAAAATAGCCTTACCTAAAGCTAGTAACGTAAAAAAATTTGAAAGTAATAAGTGGCAATATACAGAATACCCTAAAGAACTTAAAAAAATAAAGTCTGTGTTCGATTGGGAGGAATACCCAGTGGACTTTAAAGAAAAATGGTATGATTACATCGATAGTGAATTTAATAAAAGAGAACAAGGGTTTTGGTTCTATAATAAGAGTGTGGCTACTTACGTTACTGGCTCTCATTATATGTACTTGCAGTGGAGCAAAATTGACGTTGGGCAGCCAGACTTTAGGGAATCAAACAGATTATTCTTTATATTCTGGGAGGCTTGTAAAGCCGACCCACGATCTTATGGAATGTGTTATCTTAAAAACAGACGTTCCGGATTTTCTTTTATGTCTTCAGCAGAAACCGTTAACGTGGCGACAATTACGTCAGATGCACGGTACGGTATCTTGTCTAAGTCTGGCCCCGATGCTAAGAAAATGTTCACAGACAAGGTTGTACCAATATCAGTCAACTACCCGTTCTTCTTCAAGCCAATACAGGACGGTATGGACAGGCCAAAGACAGAACTTGCCTATAGAGTCCCAGCCACCAAGTACACCAGGCGTAAGCTTGAAACCAACGAAAAGCTTCAAGAGCTTGACGGTCTCGACACGACGATCGACTGGAAAAACACGGGGGACAACTCCTACGACGGGGAGAAACTAAAGCTACTAGTCCACGATGAAAGTGGTAAGTGGGAAAGACCTAATAATATATTAAACAACTGGCGAGTAACAAAAACTTGTTTGAGATTAGGTAGTAGAATTATTGGTAGGTGCATGATGGGAAGTACATCAAACGCCCACGATAAAGGAGGTAAAAACTTTAAAAAACTTTATGATGACTCAGATGTTACCCAAAGAAACGCCAATGGACAGACTCGCAGCGGATTATATTCTTTGTTCATACCTATGGAGTGGAACTACGAGGGATACATTGACTCTTATGGGCTACCTGTATTCGACACACCAAGTAAACCGGTTGAAGGACCTCAAGGTGAAAAGATAAAAATAGGTGTAATAGAATACTGGGAGAACGAGGTAGAAGGATTAAAGCAAGATCAAGATGGTCTTAATGAATTTTACAGACAGTTTCCGCGAACAGAGAAGCACGCGTTTAGAGATGAAACTAAACAATCTTTATTTAATCTAACTAAGATATACGAGCAAATAGATTTTAACGAAGATATGCGTAATTCTACAAATGTTACAAAAGGTAGTTTTCAGTGGGAGAACGGTCAGCAGGACAGTAGAGTCATATTCACACCAAACAAAAGCGGTAGATTTCTAGTATCTTGGATTCCACCGTTGCATTTGCAAAATAAGAAATATACTAAAAATGGTAGATTTTATCCTGGAAACGAACACTTAGGTGCGTTTGGATGTGATCCTTATGATATTTCAGGTACAGTAGATAAAAGAGGTTCTAATGGATCTCTTCATGGTTTAACTAAGTTTTCAATGGAAGACGCACCGCCTAATCATTTTTTCTTAGAATATATAGCAAGACCTCAAACAGCTGAAATATTTTTTGAAGACGTGTTAATGGCTTGTGCTTTTTATGGCATGCCGATACTAGCAGAAAACAATAAGCCTAGGTTGTTGTATTATTTTAGAAAAAGAGGTTATAGAGGTTTTGCAATGAATAGACCAGATAGAAGTAGAAATAAGCTATCTGTAACAGAAAGAGAAATAGGTGGAATACCAAACTCTAGTGAAGATATTAAACAAGCGCATGCTGCAGCTATAGAATCTTATATAGAAAACTTTGTTGGATTAAAGGAAACTGGCTACGGTGATATGTATTTTCAAAGAACGCTTGAAGACTGGGCTAAATTTAATATAAACAATAGAACATCACACGATGCATCTATAAGTTCAGGTTTAGCTTTAATGGCTTGCAATAAACATAGATACACACCGGTAAATAAAAGAAAAACAGAACCCGTTGACATAGGTATTAAAAGATATGACAACAGGGGATATACATCAAAAATAATAAGTTAAATGAACGTTTATACTAATAATGACAGTTCTTTTCCTAGTCAAGTTGTAAGCAACGAAGAAAAAGGCACTTTAGAATATGGTAAGCAAGTTGCTCAAGCCATAGAGTTCGAGTGGTTTAGACAAGGAAGAACTAATGGAAATAGATATTTAACTAATTGGAATAACTTTCATAACCTAAGACTGTACGCTAGAGGCGAGCAGTCTATACAAAAATATAAAGATGAGTTGTCTATTAATGGCGATTTGTCTTATCTTAATTTAGACTGGAAGCCAGTGCCAATTTTATCTAAGTTTGTAGATATTGTTGTTAACGGTATATCTCAAAAGTCTTATGATATCAAGGCTTATGCTCAAGATCCTCAGTCTGTAAAGAAAAGAACAGATTATGCTTCTAAGCTTTACGAGGATATGGTTGCTAAAGATTATATAGAAAGTGTTAAGCAAACATTAGGTATTGACTTATATCAATCACCAGATCCAACAACTATACCAGAATCTAAAGAAGAGCTAGAGCTTAAAATGCAATTAAGTTACAAGCAATCAATTGAGATAGCTGAAGAAGAAAGTATATCCACTGTTTTTGCTCAAAACAAATATGATTTAGTTAGACGTAGACTTAATATGGATTTAACCGTATTAGGCATTGCTGCTGCTAAAACTAGTTTTAACACTGCAGAAGGTATTAAAGTTGATTACGTTGATCCAGCTTATATGGTTTACTCGTATTCTGAAGATCCAAACTTTGAAGACATATACTATGTTGGTGAGGTAAAAGCTATAACTATACCTGAGCTTAAAAAAGAGTTTCCATATATATCTGAAAAAGAATTAGAGCGTATTCAAAATATGCCTGGAAATAGATCATATATAACTGGTTGGGGTGATTACGATGAAAACACTGTACAAGTTATGTATTTTGATTATAAGACTTACCATAACCAAGTATTTAAAATAAAACAAACTGATCAAGGATTAATGAAGGCTATTGAAAAGCCAGATACATTTAATCCACCAGAAAATGATAACTTTGAGAGAGTTTCTAGAACTATAGAAGTTCTTTATAATGGAGCTGTTGTTTTAGGAACAGACACATTACTTAAATGGGAGTTGGCTGAAAACATGTCAAGACCATATGCTGATACTACCAAGGTTGCTATGAATTACGCTATTTGTGCACCTAGAATTTATAAAGGTAGAGTAGAGTCTGTTGTTAGTAAATGTGTTGGTTTTGCTGATATGATTCAAATCACAGACTTGAAGCTACAACAAGTATTATCTAGAATGGTGCCAGATGGTGTATATCTTGATATGGACGGTTTGGCAGAGGTTGATCTTGGTAATGGAACAAACTATAATCCAGCTGAAGCATTAAATATGTATTTTCAAACTGGTAGTATTGTTGGTAGATCGCTAACGCAAGATGGTGAATTAAACCACGGTAAAGTACCTATTCAAGAACTTAATAGTTCTAGTGGTGGTGGTAAAATACAAAGTCTTATTCAGACGTATCAATACTATTTACAAATGATACGTGACGTGACAGGGCTTAATGAAGCTAGAGATGGTAGTACGCCTGATAAATCCACGCTTGTAGGTTTACAGAAACTAGCCGCTAACGCGTCGAATGTAGCGACTAGACATATTGTTCAGTCTAGTTTATATTTGACCCTTAAACTAGCAGAAAATGTTTCATTAAAAGTAGCTGACGCTTTACGTTTTCCATTAACTAGAGCATCGTTACAAAACTCTATATCTACATACAACATAAAAACATTAGATGAAGTTATAGATTTAAATTTACATGACTTCGGTATATTCTTGGAGTTAGAACCTGATGAAGAGGAAAGAGCTCAACTAGAACAAAACATACAAGTTGCATTACAGTCTGGAGGTATTGATTTAGAAGACGCTATTGATATACGTCAAATTAAAAACCTTAAGCTAGCTAATCAAATGCTAAAGATTAAGCGCAAGGTTAAAATGGAGCGTGATCAAGCTGCTCAACAAGCTAATATAGCCGCTCAAGCAGACGCACAGGCTCAAACAGCTGAAAGAACAGCTATGGCTGAAGTGCAAAAACAAGAGGCCGTAGCATCAACTAAAGTTGATATTGAAAAAGCTAAGCAAGAGATGGAAATGCAAAAAATGCAAGTTGCAGCTCAAATAAAGCAAGCTGAGATGGAAAGACAGTTCCAGTACGACATGCAGCTTAAGCAGATGGATATTCAAGTAGAAAGAAACAAAGAACAGTTTATAGAAGATCGCAAAGATAAAAGAACAAAAATACAAGCGACCCAACAAAGTGAAATGATAAGCCAAAGAAAAAACGATGGCTTACCAATAGACTTTGAAAATGAACCAGACCAAGGTCTTGGTGCCTTTATGTAGGCAAAACAATTTTTTAAATTATATTATATTATGTCAACAGAAGTAAAACAAGAAGGTGAGTTTAAACTTAAGAAAAAGAAAGTAACACCTAAAAAACTAAACAAAAAAGAAGAAATAACTAAAGTAGACTTAACAAAGCCAGAGGCTCAAGGAGAAGTTATACCTGATGTTATTAAAGTTGAAATACCAAAAGAAGATGCCGTTCAAACACAAGAGACAGATGATAGCAATGTTATTGTCGAAAAGCCCAAAGACAGTGGCGACAGCAAAGAAGTGGTTGAAGAAGTACGGACCACCGAAGAAACAGTAGAATCTCCAATAGAAATTATTGAAGAAGTTACTGAAGTAGAAAAAGAATTAAAAGAAGCTGTACGAGACGAGCAGATATTAGGTAAACAATTACCTGAAAATATAGCAAAGTTAGTTTCTTTTATGGAAGAAACTGGAGGCAGTGTTGAAGACTATGTAAGACTCAACGCTGATTACTCTAATGTAGACGATAATACATTGTTAAAAGAGTATTATAAAAAAGAAAAACCATATCTTGATAGTTCAGATATTGATTTGTTATTAGAGGATTTTCAATATGATGAAGATTTAGACGAAGATAAAGATATACGCAAGAAAAAACTTGCATTTAAAGAAGAAGTTGCAAAAGCTAAACGCTTTTTGGAAAGTACTAAGGAAAAATACTACGCTGATATCAAGTTGAAATCAAACGTA